AAGTCTAACCCTGTGCCGCTTACACTTGAAGTACTAGTAATGCCAACATTTCCTGCATTAACAACAGTACCATCTGGTAATACGGTAACTCCGCTTGATACAGCCTGATCGCCTGATGTTGGAGGATTAAATCCGTCAAGACTTAGCGTTCCTGTATCTTGACTGTAAACACCAGTAATAATATCTGTTATGATACCTAGTTTTTTAACTTTACTAGGAGGTGAAATATATATTGGTGCTGTAAATCCTAATGTAGCAACATCAATATCATCTTGTGTTCCTACAGGAATAGTTCTACTGCTAAAGTTAATATCTTCTAAATATAATGCACTCAAACTAGTCCAGTCTACATAGTTGTCAGATGTTTGAAACTCCAAGTCAGGATTAAACAACATAAAAATTTGTTCAAGTATTTGCAGTTTTTGATCAGTACTTGTTGACCATACATCAACATTAACACTTAATGTATACGGAGTTGGGTGCAATCTTTCAACTGTATATCCTTTAGCTTGTTGTGCTACGTAACTACTAGTGCTTTCGTCAAATGCTTTTTCTCTAAGATTAATTTTACTAACATAACTGCTATCACTCAAACGCGATCTGTCCATTTGTAAACTAGTAACATATACACCCATCCTAGGAGCACTCGGTAGTTTGTTGTCACTGTTTTCTCTAATGATACTACCTACTTGTCGTGTAATATCTCCATACAACACCGGAACTACTTTGATATCGCCTTCGCCGTCACGATAACTAAAGTTACTAAATGCTCTTACTATTTGTGTTATGTACCGTCTTATTTGTCCGTCATAAAAGTATTGCATTAGTCACCTGCCTTTGCTCTAAGAGCTTTACTAAGAGCTTGTCTTTCGACTACATCTTCACCGCTAATAGTATTTACAGTTACATTGTTTATAAACGTTCCTTTTAGAGTATCACGTCCACTAGTTTGTGTAAGGGTAGTTCTAACAGCGTCTTCAATTTTACGCCAGCTATTGCCGTCATATCTAAATAATCTATTAGGAGACAAGTCAATTCTTAAAAAATAATCTCCACTATCTGCTTCGCTAGGAAATCCAATTCCTTGTCCGTATGGTGCTCCGTTTGGAGGAATACCATCGCCTACTAAGTATCCTTGATATCCATTGCCATCAGGAGTAACAAATACAGTGTCTGCTGTTATCTGATCATCGGCTAATAAACTGTCATAGTCAGTACTAACGATTTCAATTTCGCCTGAGTCACTTAACTGTAGTGTATAGAACTGTATAGTAGAATACCCACTAAGTGGAACATCAACTTCTGCTTGTGCAATAACAGCTTCGTTGATTTGCATTTCTTTTTCGTATGTACTAAGTACATCTCTAAGTGTATCAGCACTGCCTTCTTCTGCAGGCAAATCTAAAATATCTTTGTATTCTTGCGAATCTAGTATTTGCTTTGCACGTAATCTATACAAATGTGGATACCAGGTTTGACTAAATCCTTCTGCTGCCCGTGTTACTTCGTCTACAACGTAAAAACGTTTTAGTGCAACATTGTAATCATTAGCAGCATACTCGTCTATCATGTGTGGTAGTTCTATTACATCGCCTGCCATAATTTTTCTGCCTAGCGTTTTTACACTACTATTAATATGTATGGTCATAAACAATGTGTCGTTTTGTAAAAACAATCCAAACTGACTTAGATCAAAGTCTTGATCTTGTAGGTTGTAATGTCCTCTAATGGTGTAAATGTCTTTGTCGTATTTGCGATCTCTGTTTTCTAAAAATAACAAGTCTTGAATGTTGGTTTCTTTAACAACATCGTAAACAGGTTGTTCAGCAGTTGCATCATCTTCTAATGTATTCTTTGGACCAAGATATTTGTGTATATTAAAATCTGTTCCTCCTACAGTAAATTGTTCATAGACAATGCCGTCTAGGAAGGAATAGTCTTTTGTTTTTTGCGGTCTATATAAACTAAGTCTTGGCATATGTATATTTAGCATAAATACTATTGGAGACAAACAATGGCTGAACTTACAACACAAAAACAAGAAGTATTTGATTACGTAACTGCATTTTTAGGCGGAGGCATGATAGATGTTGAACTTGATCCTATACACTATGAAACTGCACTAGGAAAAGCAACTGCACGATACAGACAACGCAGTGAAAACAGTGTTGAAGAAAGTTACATTACTCTTGCACTAACAGAAGATGTTAATGCATACACACTCCCTAATGAAATAATAGAAGTACGTAAAGTACATAGACGTAGCGTAGGAAGTAGATTAGGCGGCAATAGTGGTGGAACAACCTTTGAACCATTTAACCTTGCTTATACAAACACATACTTGTTAGCAGGTAGTGGCATTGGCGGCCTTGCTACATATGATTTCTTTGCTCAACAACAAGAACTAGTAGGAAGAATGTTTGGTAGTTTTATCGAATTTGTTTGGAACACTAGTACAAAAAAACTAACTATATTAACAAGACCAAGAGCTGAGGAAGAAGTATTGCTATATTGTTATAATCACAGACCTGACTTTGAGTTGTACAAAGACTACAAAGCATTTCAGTGGATTAAAGAATATACTCTTGCCAACTGTAAATATATGTTAGGTGAAGCACGTAGTAAGTTTGCTACTATTGCTGGACCAGGTGGCGGAACTACGCTAAATGGTGATACGTTAAAATCCGAAGCTCAACAGGAAATGGAAAAACTTGACAACGACTTGGCTATGTCTGTTGCAGGTGGTGTTGGCTACGGATTTTTAATTGGATAATAAATTTAATAATATCAAAAAAGTAATAGCAGGTGGTTGTAGTTTTACAGCAGGCTCTGAACTTGCTGACGAGTCTTGGGATCGCAATCATAAAGGAATATGCTACGAGTTGAGTCATACAGCATGGCCAAACTTGCTTCAACAAAAAATGTTTACTAATGCAACAGTTGATAATACTGCTGTACCAGGTGCTGATTATGGAAGTATAGTTAGACGTATAATATACCAAACCCGCCGCCAATTAAAAATACACAAGCCAGAAGATATTGTTGTAGTTGTAATGTGGACAAGTATTTTACGTAGAGAATATCCTAGTATATATCCTACAGGCAGAAAAATAAAAACTCATGAAGATAGATTTTTAACTTCATTGCCATCAGACGGCGACGGCAAAACTAAAGGTTATTCAAATGCAATGTTGTACATGAGAAGACAAATGTGGGCGTCAGAACATCTAACACGAACAAACGTAGAGTTTTATGCTAGGCGTGACACGCACGATAATCATGTATATTATCCACTACAGCAACTTGAATATTTAACAAACTGGCTCGAGAATCATAATATTAAATATTTTTTTACATCGGCGTTTAACGATATACAACCAGAGTTATTAAATCAAGATAATATTTTTTTACAAGACATGGTTGGAAGATTAAATCTTCCTAATAATATACACACCGAAGATAGCCTTGGATTTTACGATTGGGCAACAAAGTTTAAATACGAAAAAGGAAAAGAATCAGAACATCCTCTCGAACAAGCACACAACGATTGGGCAGATCTTTTTTCAAAATGGATATTGACAAAATGTAAATAGTATGTTACATTTAAATTATGAAAAAGAAGTTATTAGTAATAGGCCATGGAAGACATGGTAAAGACACTGTATGCGAAATTCTGCGAGACGAGTACGGTTATACATTTGAAAGCAGCAGTAAGTTTTGCTCAAAGTTGTTCATCTATGATAACTTAAAGGACAAATATGGATACGCTAATGAAGAAGAGTGTTATGCTGACAGGCATAACCACAGAGCAGAATGGTATGATGCTATCTGCGATTATAATGTTCCTGATGCAGCGACTCTAGGTAGAGAAATGTTTGATGCCTATGATATCTATTGTGGGCTACGCAACAAACGTGAATTCTTTGCAATGCAAAACACAGGTGTATTTGATTACTGTATCTGGGTTGATCGCAGCAAATACCTGATGCCTGAGTCAAAAGACAGCATGAGTCTTGAACAATGGATGGCAGATTTTACTATAGACAACAACGGAACGTTGGATGATCTTTGGTTTAATATTAGACAGCTAATGAGTTATATACATACTTAACCCCTAAAAACCGCCTTTTTTACCGGTGATATGCTAAATACTTGTAAGTGAAACACTTTACAGGAGAAAATTAAAATGGCATTAACTTCACCAGGTGTAGAGGTCAGCGTTATTGATGAGAGTTTTTACACTCCAGCAGAACCAGGCACAGTACCTATAATATTTGTCGCAACAGGCGAAAATAAACTAAACGGCGCAGGAACTGGTATTGCACCAGGAACTCAAAAAGCCAATGCAGGTAAACCATACCTACTAACATCGCAGCGAGATCTAGTAGATACATTTGGTGATCCTACATTTTATACAGATGCTAACAACAATCCTATTCATGGCGGAGAGCAAAATGAATACGGACTTCAAGCAGCATATTCATACCTAGGCGTAAGCAATAGAGCATATGTAGTAAGAGCAGATGTTGACCTTACAGCGATATCAGCTAGTTCAACGCCAACTACTGCAAATCCTGCAGATGGTACTTATTGGTTAGATACTCAAGTAACAAAGTTTGGTATCTTTGAATGGAACGGTAGTGCGCAGTCAGCGACTAATAAAGTTGGTCAAACATTTACTAACAAAACACCAACTGTTATTACCGATGCAACACAAACATCAGGTTCATCTCCTTATGCTCCAAAACAATCAGTTGGCGCTATTGGCGATTACGCAGTTGTAGCTGTTTCAACTATTATACGTACATGGTATAAAAACACAACAGGTGCATGGGTAGAAGTAGGCAGTGCAAACTGGAAAGGCAGTTGGCCTTCAGTAACAGGTACAGCAGGTACACCGACATTTACAGCAAGTAATACTATTACTATTGGATCTGCAGAAGGTCTTAGTGTAACAGTTGTACTATCTGGAACTAGTCTTGCTTCAACAGTAAGTGATATTAATACAGCATTAGGTGCTGTTGGAATCACTGCAGAAGCAATAGATAACAGATTAGCATTTAAAAATACTGGTGCAACACATTCTAACATCGTTCTTGGTAACGGTACAGGAACACCACTAACTGATGCAGGTATTGTTGCTGGAACATATTATCCACCAGCACATCAAGCAACTGCTCACACAAGTGTTCCAGAATGGAAAACAGCAGATTCAGCATCACGTCCAACAGGAAGTGTATGGGTTAAAACAACTACACCAAACAGTGGTGCAGATTGGAAAACAAAAGTATGGAATGGTTCAACTGAACTATGGGATGCAGTAAGCACACCGATTTATACTTCAAACTCAGCAGCATTAGCTGGCTTAGATAAAACAGGTGGCGGCGCAAACTTAACAACGCTTAATGTTTATGCAATGGCAAATGTTACAGAAAATGCAACAAACCTAGCTAACTTTACTCTTTTCAAACGTAATGCTAATGGCGCAACAACTATTACTAGTGGTGTAGTCGACAGTAATACATTTACAAGTGGTACTAATGATTTTACTATTAGTGAAACAGTAAAAGGAAGCGCAACATTAAGTACACCAGTAACTATTTCATTTAGTGCAACAGGTGCTACAACTGATGCAGAGTTAATGGCAGCAGCTATTAATACAGCAGGATTAACTAATGTTACTGCTAGTGTTGATTCAACTAATAGAGTTGTAGTATCACATGCTATTGGTGGCGACATTAGATTTGTAGATGGTGCAAACACACCATTAGCTGACGCATTTACTGCTTGGAACTACTCAACAAAATCAGGAACTGTAAACTTTTATGATAGTCCAAACGGGTTGTCAGGTGCATATATTGCAACACTTTGGAAAGAACTAACTTATACAGCAAGTAATGATGCTCCAACTGCTCTTGCAGCTGACGGCGCATTATGGTATAGTAGTGTTGTTGATGAAGTTGACATTATGGTACACGATGGCGATAAGTGGGTTGGATATTTGAATACTGATTCACCGTATTACGATGTTACACCTGGAAATGCTCCAGACGCAAGCGGTCCAATCGTTGCTGCATCTGAACCAGTTGATGGCGACCGTGCAGATGGTGGCAATCTTGTAACTGGCGATATTTGGGTTAGTACAGCAGATTTAGAAAACTTCCCAAGAATCTATCGTTGGAATAATACACTAAACAGTTGGGTTGAACTTGATACAACAGATCAAACAACTGAAAACGGTGTACTATTTGCAGATGCACGTTACAACACAGCAGGTGCAAACAGCAGTACTGAAGGCGATATTGTTGACATGATTACTAGTAACTATGTCGATGTAGATTGTCCAGATCCAGCACTATATCCAAAAGGTATGTTGCTATGGAACCTACGTAGAAGCGGATTCAACGTTAAACGCTTTGAGCGTAACTATGTCGACTTAGCAGCAGACAACGAACGCTTTGGCGACGAATCAATGTCAGCATATTATCCACACCGTTGGGTT